CTATTTTTTGCCAGATTTTTTATCAATGAGTTTTATCTGTTTGCTTTTTGCTTTTAATTGTTTTCGAACCTCTTGAATATCTTCATGAGGAGGTAAATTTTCAGGTAACACCCCACTTATTTCTTTCATGGTTTGCCTAACTTTTTTTCCTACAGTTTCAGCAGTTGCTTCTAAAGACATCTGTCCCTTTATGTTATCCTGTTTAATTTTTAATTCGGTTTGTGTAATTCTAAAAAGATTAGCTGCCAATTCCTCTTTACCCATAAAATCTAAAGGAGACTTATTTGAAGGAATATTTCTTATTTGTTTTAGCTGACTGATACTTTTATTATACATGCCTCTATATCCAGCATTTTGAAAAAAAGCATAATTTTCCACTCCAGCACTTCGAACAACTCCTGATAAGCTTGCTTCTCTTTCAGAGATTTCACCTCGTACAATAATTCTTTCAACCTTATTTGCTTCATCTATATAATTATGAACAGCTCCTGCTAAAGTTGCAAAATAGGCTTGAGCCATAGCAACTCCTGATTTTCTACTATCTGCATTCATTACTGTCAGATAACAAGCAAAACGAGACATTTTATAATCAACTGAGCTTTTACCTTCAATTATTTTATGTTCTTGTATAAAATTATCAAATATTGGAATATTTAAGGTATTACAGGTAGTCATAGCTTTATTTATTGCTTTATTAAAAGAATTTAAACTTTCATATTCGAGCAATTTCATTAGATCAGTTGCATACCAAAAAGTAAAGCCATTTTCATGACTATAGTTTTCAAAATTTTCACCTGAAAAACTACATATAAAAATATCTAAATCAGACATATGCTATGTTTTTACAAATATAGTCATTTTTTATTGATGGAACCACACTAGAGACATACTATACAATTTACAAAATTAGCAATTTATTTATACAATTTCAGCCTTTAGGATTCTCTGGTAGAGAACTTATAAATATTGAAAATCCTAAAGGATTAATTGGTATCTCTTCTTCATTAATTGGAATAAAGGAGGAGTTGAATACCAAAGGAATATTATCAAGTTTATATGTTGTTGGAATGAAGCTATTATTAAGATGATCTCTAATTCCTCTAAATTCCTTTGGTTGGATGTATTTTAGGTAGAATTTTTTTTGTATGTTAATGCTTAAAGTTGATCCAGGTTGTTCAAAGGTTGGATATTTTTTTAGACGAAGAGGGGGGGTAAAAGAAAATTGATTATTTTTAGAAAAGTCAATTTGACCATTTTTCATAAAGTTCTTAATATGATCATCAATTTTTAAAAATGTCTTTCCACCATCGATACTAAAATTAAACTTATCTTCATTTGTTATACGAACACCTCCATGTGTTCGGTTTATTTCGTTCATTGTTTCACTTGACACCAGAATTGAAATTGCATAAGAAAGTAAATAGTTTACATATATTACTGGAATGTCAACTTTTGCTTTCCATTTATGAGACTCAATGTCTTCTACTGATAGTAATTCGATTCCTAATGTTTTGGCATATTGATAATTTGTTTTTGCAAATCCTCTTGAGCAGACTAAAAATCCTTTATGAGCACCTACATCTTTAATGACAGACGAAAATTCCCCTAAAACAATTATATTAGCAGGGTGTGTTGTAAAATCTTTTGCCTGGACAATATATAAAATCTTTTGCCCTTCTATTTCTCCCCAAATCGAAATATCAATTTCCCTGAAAATTTTACTTTCATTACCAATGATTTTATCATTTTGCTTTAAATCAAATCCTTTAAAATATTCTGAAAATATTTTAAATACAAAATCTTCATATTCCTTCCCTTTCTTCATCTCGGGTTAATTAAGTAAAAAACAAATACTGCTTAATTTATTATTAAATATTTAGAGACTTATTTTTAATTTGTATCTACCTCTCATTACTCTGATAAAATATTCATTATAATGCCCCGGGTTACCAACTGCATGTTTAGATAAAAAAGCTGGGCTATTCTTAAGGAATTTAAAATTTTTAGTACTGAATGGTTCAGTAATTGTGCCATTTTTGACTAGTTCAATTATTTGATTTATTAAATGGCGCTGTCTATTAGTTGGATTTCTTTTACTGTTTTCATACAGCTCAATCATTTCATCAGTCTGTTTCTGCGAAATCTTCAAAAGCTCGATCAATTCATTGACCTGCCTTTGGGACTCATCTAAGAGTGTGCGGGGAACATAGTCTTCGGGGTTCATAAGGTTTTTACTTATTCAATTAATCCTTGTGTATCAGATAAGATCCTATTAAAATATATTTCAATAATATGTTGTGTCTTGCGATACATCATATGTGTTTCGTTTGATTGTATTGTCATTTCACGTATCATTGGATTCCTAAAAGTAAAGTCAAAAATTTCAAGAAATTCCTTTATAAGCATTTCTTTTTCTTTTAGAGTTTTTTTGGATTGTATGGATTTCAGTGTCTCATTGCCGATTTCATAAATCCAAGGGAAGTCGTTTTTGAAAATGCTTAATGCTACTAAAATCGGTACTTGACTATTTTTACTTTTAGGCATATGCATCATTTCCTCCAACATCATTGGATGAAATTTCATTCTCCTTTTCCTAAAATCAGGGTCAACTCTGCTTTCGATTCTTGAAGGTAAATCTTCAAACATTATTTTTACTTCTTCAAATAATTTTGCGACCGAAGTTTCTTCAACAATATCTTTTTTTGCAACTGCTTTATTACTCGAAATAATTATTTGTTCAGTGCTCTTTTTAAATGATTCAACCTGTGATTGAATAATTTGCTCATCAGGGTCAAGTCCGGGTACTTTTTTAACTAATTCATATACTAATTTTGTCAGTGATGATAACTCATCATCAAGATTTTGAAATTGTGCAAATGGCCCTTTTATTGCTCTACTTAATGGAATGCCAATTGCAATACCAGTGACTTTTGTATTTAACTTTCCTTTTGCAACTCCAGCTTCATAGAGAATCCACGGTCTATCTACACTATGTTCTGTTAGTAAGCACACGACATCAGTTGCTTCATCAATTTTATCCATTATTGCAGGATACCATTCAGAACCATATTCTATACCTTGAGTTGGTTTTTTATCAGAAGATCTAAAAGATTTTAAGCCACCAGCACTTGCACTTTTCAAAAGCTTCGAAAATTCTTCTGCAAGTTCTGCATCTCTTGTGTCGTGACTTATAAACACAAGAGGAAATTTATTTTTTTGGATAATTTCGCTTGGTCCCAAGTTTTTTTCCGGCTCCGATAGAGATTTTTTAGCCATATTAAAATTTTGTATTATTAAGCATCTAAAATTGTATATATAATAATTCAGACATTACTATTAGTTAGTTTCTGTAAGATCTTTATAATTCTATCATCTGAGATACATTCTTGATTGTAATCTAATGGATCAAAAGAATCATTTTTCCATTTCATTTCGATTATTGGGATGCATAATTCATTAGCATATTTGCGTAATTCTTGTTTCTGTTTTTCGTTTGTGAAACTTGATATAAAAATAGCTATCAAACAATTTGTAACATCTAACAGTATGGTTTTTCCCGAAGTAACATCACCTCGTATTATTTCAATGTCACTTTTTCTCCTTTTATAGAGAGTTCCTATACGATATTCATTTTCGCCAGCATAATCGATATGTTTAACAAAAAAGGATTGTTTAATAATTTTTCTAACTTGTTTTTTATAATTTTTAAGACCTATCCTTTCAAGATAATCACCATCAATATTTCCTAATTTTTTTAACAATAAATCACGGAAGGTAAGGTACTGTACATTATCTTCTATTAATTTTAATCTTGATTGATTTAATGATAAGATTTTTGATTTTGCAAATGCGAGACATACACCTGTATAATTATCTGCATATTGATTCCACATTCTTGGTTTTGTAAAACCAAATAGTTCCTCATGTCCTCTGAATCCACAAATATAAAATTCGCTTGCGAAATCTGATCCCATTGTATTTCTACAAAAACTAATTTGATAAAAGCTTTTTTCCAAGCTGGAAGCATATCTTAGTAAATGTTGACCATTTTTTGAAACTTCAGCTTTAGGAGGATCTTCATGAGTATTCCTTCTATAAGAGATTGACCTGTGAGCTTTTTTGCTCTCAATGGGATCAATTGAATTATGAGATTCGTTAAATTTCAAAGTATTATCATAAAGAATAAAGTCAATAGCAGTTGAGGCTTTAGTATAATGATAAATTATATCGTCATTATAAATACTTTTAAAAAAATCAATATCGATTCTCATATCAACGATTTAATTACTTATAAACTATATATCTGAATTGTATTGTTGCAGCAATTTATATAATTCCTTTTCTTTAATAATTTTAATATTATGTCCATCAGATAACAATTTCTCAACTTGTTCCATTTTTACAGGTCCATAATCGCTCCCAACTATAAAAATGTCAGTTTTCGAAGAGATAGACGTATTTATATCAGCTCCATAATTTTTCAGTAATGAAGCTAAATCATTTCTTAAAGGGAATTGTTTAAGTTCTCCAGATATAACTACCTTTTTATTATAAAAAATTGTGTTTTTATTTGATACAGTCTCTAAATCTTGAACGAGAACATCAGAATCAATTCTTCTTTCTGGATAAATAGTCCCGGTAGTTTTTTTTCGTGGTACTTTTAATGATTGTTCTTCCTTTTGATTATAACTATTATATAATTGCTCTAATTGTTTTTGGGTTTTCTTTCTATAAGAAAAATGGATGATGATAAAAATAATTAAAGTGACGAATAAAATTCCTGTTATAGCTTCCATATAAAATTCCTGTTATAGCTTCCATAAATTTATAATGGCTAAATAATATCTTGTTTATATTCTTATAATTATGATTAATTTATTTATTAATTGTATTATGTGCGATTTTATTGATTCCAAAATCAAAATAAAAGGTATCCTTATGAATAATTATTGCACCTATTGGATTTGTTGATCTATAAGAATGTGGCATTTTCCAACCTATGTGTTTAGGTCGAAAATTATTCTCAAGGCTATCATGTATAGGAAGATATTTTTTTATGCTATCCGCAGCCCTAAGCCCCTTATGAAATTCTTGCTTGTCATAATAAGCTACTTTTCCATTCATGTAGTTATCAACATAATTATAATCCTGAGACCATTGGAGGATATCTGATGTAATTTTTACATATTTTTCATCATCAGTGATTTTTGAGAACAATGAATCTAACTTCCCAAAACTTACGGATTCATATGAATTCCAATTGTCAAGATTTTCTTTGAGATATTCTTTGATTATTTTCTGCGCTTTTTTCTCTGGAGTAACAGAACAACCGATCGTTGTAAATACAACAATAATAAAAAAAAGATTCTTCATATATAGTTTAAATCTGGTTAAGTCAACCTTGCTGAGGCTTACTTCACAGACATGCTGAGTAGAACCCGGTAAATACCGAACACGTCTTTGAGAGATACCTCAAATGGAGCAAAAATGGGGTCGGGGTTAATCGAAATGCATTTCACACATCCTTCAGCACTCCCCGGCACAACTCTCTTCATAACAACTCCGTTACATGTATCGAGGACATAAGTACGTCCCCAATCTATAAATGCTTTTTCGTTAATTTTCTTAATAAAAACTTGGGTGCCGGACGGGTACTCAGGGGCCATGCTGTCTCCGGAAACAGTGATAGCAAAGTCAACGCCTTTAATGGGAGATATTATCTTTTCACAGTCTGCTTCCTTTATTCCGACTACAAAATCGTTCAAGGTCCCGGCTTGAGCGGAGAGGGGCAACAAGGATACTAATGTATTATCTATTTCCCTGCTATATACAGACGTTGGGTCTGATACATTTCCGAAATCTTGATCTTTAAGCATTTCTCCTCTACCCTCAAAAATCCAAACATCGTTTATATTTTTATTTAAGGCTGTTATTGATCTTATAAATTTCTCACTTAACGGAACTTTATCGTTCATTACCTGTGAAAAATATGATTTAGTGACACTTATCTTAGATGCTAAATCTGCTTCATTCTTAGCGTAATTATTAAAAATGAGCCATTTTACAACTTTTTTTAATCTCTCTAAATCAGACATATAGTTACTTTTATATAAATTAAGTTTAAATTAAATGATAAAATATAAATAAAGTTTATATATTTGTATTGTATTACATTATTTCAGTACAAAAGTACGAAGTAAATATAATAAAAATAATACCGTAAAATACTTATTACAAAAGATTTTCGGTATAAGAAATTATGATGATAAAAACGGATCAAGTATTCAATAAGGAGTAAAGAGTAAAACCGATTAATGACAGGACTAATGAAACGTAACAGATTATTTCAAATATATGAGTTCGGCTTTTCTGTGCTACGGAAACTGATTTTACCTGCCTGTATTCACGAGCTGCGGATAGAACTTCAGTTAGAAAGGCTCGATGAATTTGATCTGATAAAAATATGTGATCTCGGTACGCAATGGCTGTCGAGAAGATGCCGAGTGACAGCAATGTCGTGGACAGAAAAAACAGAGCCTTCTGTTGTGGCCCGTTATAGTTATTGGAGTGAAGAGAAATTACAATGGCAAATACTGATACGGCTACGAGCAAAAGATGTTGAAAAAAAGCAACTCTCTTTTCAATGGCTTGGCGATGAAGCATGGAAGAATGACGAAACTCATCTTCATAATATTCTTGATTCATATATACTTAATAACTGGATTAGATAACAAAAATAATAAAATGAGCGCAACTAATACAACGACAAGTTTTTCCTTCAAAAAAGGCTGGCAGCAATTGCCGGCAAATAAAATGAAGGAGGTCCGTGCTTCAATAATGGAGGCGCTGGGCATAAAGGGAACTATGACTTGGTACAACCGCCTCAATGGAGATGTAGAACCTCGAAAGAGTGAAGCGGAGAAGATTGAGGACATTTTCTATTTGTACGGAATAACTGAAGTTTGGGGGGAATAGTATGGACTCAACAGCTCAAATAACTTCCCTAACAAAAAGAGAGTTCGAAATTGCAGAATTGTTGGCATGGGGCGCGGCAAAAAAGGAAATCCCGGACATGTTGTCGGTAAAACCGGGCCGGAGGCCAATTTCTGTAAGAACCGTTGAGGTTCTCACTAAGAGCATATATGAAAAATTGCAGATACAGAAGGTGAGTGAGCTGGCAGTGTGGTATTTCTGTACTCGTTTTCATATTTCGATGGACTTATCACCGATTAAACGGAGAATGATAACTACAGGATTACTCATTTTGATCCTTATTGCTGAGGCATGCAATTCCTCAGATTTTATCAGAACACGTGCAGTCGGTCGGTCGCTGAGGTTAAACTGCCGGATACGGCAGGGTGCATCTGGAAAAAAATCTGAAAATACATATGAATTATAGCTATGGAAACAGCGGTAATTATAGCAAAAGAATCTTTTGATTTACTTCTCAAAAAGATTGATAACCTATCCTCTGAAGTTATATCATTAAAAAAAGAGGTTAGAAAGAGTGAGAAACTTTATAACATCACTGAGTCTGCTAAAAAAATGGGTATTTCAAAAGCAACACTGTTTAATTATCTCAAACTTGGCTTAGTTGAATGTAAGCACGTTGGCAATTCCAGATATTTCACTCAGGAATTAATAGATGATTTCATTTCAAAAAAACAATAATTATGAAAGCAGATAAAACAATCGCGATCATATCGGCAATATTCTGCCTGTTCTGTCTTGGTTGTGCTCTCTTTGCTAAGGGTGCAGAACATCACTACGGGACGGCGTTTATTGTCGGGATTTTTTCTTTCGCTAATTACCTTGAATACAGACGAAAGAAAAATTACAAAGAGTTCATTAAGAATCGAAAAGAGAGATCATGAAGCGATTAAATACATCGGAATTAAAGGAGGTTATTGAAGTAGTTTTTAATGAGAATTTTGAGAAATTGATTTCTCGAAAATTTGCTGAAAATAACTATGCAAAATACCTTTTCATTAAGTATTGTCGGGATAAAGGAATGTCCTATTCAATTATAGGGCAACATCTGCAAATTTCTCATGTTGCAGCAGGACGTTATATGAAACCCAAAGAATACACCCCTGATGTATTTGTCGTTGAGCTTTTTGAACAACGTTTCTACAATGAATTAAAGAAAAAAATAAAAGCCAAAACATAATGGCAAGACCAGTAAAATATAACCTCGAATATTTCCCCCTCGATGTTGATATTTTCGATGATGAAAAAGTTATTCCAGTTTCATCACAATATGGAGCTCAGGGAGATGCAGTGATAATAAGGATTTTGTGTTCTATCTACAGAAATGGGTATTACGCAGAATGTACTGAATCTTTCATTTTTAAAATAGCTAAACAGGCAGTTGTTTCACATGATGTTGTAAGGGGCGTAATTGATGGCTTGCTGAAATGGAAGTTTTTCTCTCAGGCAATTTACGATCAATATAACGTCATTTCTTCCGCCGGAATCCAAAGAAGATGGAAAGAAGCGGTACGAAAACGGGTAATTTCTACTAAAAACCTGCCCTTTTGGATAGAAGAAAATGAAGCAAAAAACGAGTTTCCGGCGGAAGTATCGGAGTTTCCGGCGGAAGAAACCCCCGCAAAACAGTCGGAAATGCAACAAAAGAAAAGAAAAGAAAATAAAGAAAAAGAAATAAATAAAGAAAAAAATGTTTTTGATCTCTCTTTCGTTCAAATCGACTATATGCAAACATTTTTGGATTGGCTCGAATACAAGAGGCTGCGGAGAGAGAGCTATAAGACTCAGCAGTCCCTTGAAGCCTGTTATGGCAATCTGATTGAAATTGCTCGCGGCAGTCCCAAAATTGCCGGCAAAATTATTCAGAAATCAATAGCGAATAATTATGCGGGACTTTTCCCGCTTAAAGATTTTGAAGTCAAAGAAATTCTTAAAGCAACAGAAAATGGATCTATCGAATTACAAACCAGAAACATTTCTCCATCCGGTAAGACAACTATTCCGGGTTAATGCACCTGAAGAAAAAATATATGATGCTCTGAAAAAGACATATATAGCGAGGGTAAGACAAAGAGAAATACCATTTCAGGATGATCTCGATACTAACAATAAAATTAAAATTGCATCAAAATGGTTGACAGGTAGTTATAAGGCAGGTTTGATTTTATACGGCACTTTCGGAAATGGGAAAACAACTCTTGCAAAGTCGATCTGCGATATTATAAATCATGTTGATTCAACAAGTCCAGTGCTTTACATATCTGCTCGCGATTTGAGCAGAAAGGCTAAAGATAATCCCGAAGATTTCAATTTAATTATAAAACATTCGAAATTATATGTTGATGATTTTGGATGGGAGCCGCAGATTGTGAAAAATTGGGGCAATCAAATCAACCCTGTCGTAGAAGTTATTGAGGAACGTTTTAAGAAAATGGATTTAACGATTTTAACCTCCAATAAATCAGATGAAGAAATTAAAAATATTTACGGAGAGTATATCTATGAGCGCATAACTGAGCAATACGAAAAAATATACTTTGAGCATAAGTCTTACAGAATTTGAATATGACAAAGAAGGGGACTAAATCTGAGATTAAGCAGGCTTTCGTGAAGAGCCATAAGTGCCGGGATTGTGCACACTGCACACCAGATTATAGCAACATGACTCTTGAAAAAACGCCGAAGCCAATTTTTGGATTTTGCCCTTATAAGGAGCATAAGCGATTATTAAACCATGACTATTGTGAAATAAATTTTAAAATCAAATGACTGAAAATATTAAAGATAAACTCAGAAAAATTAAAGCCCTTGCAGATCGTGGAGTTGCTGGTGAAGCAGTTGCGGCGAAAGCTCAACTTGAAAAATTACTTACTAAGTATGATGTAAAGTTTGAAGATTTATTTGATGATAAATTGATACGTAGAAAGTTTAATGTAAAAATAAGTGAACGGCAACTATTTGTCCAAACTCTTGCTTCAATTATTGGAAATCGGTATAGAGAATTAGGGTTTTATGGACGAAAGAAAACAGAACTTTATATTGCTTTAACGGATGTTGAATTTATTGATATTGAACAAAAATGGATATTTCATAAAAGGCAGTTCAATAAAGAAGTCAAAAAGGCAATTGACAATCTCAAAACGGCGTATTATCATAAACATAGATTATTCAATATCGATAGTACTTCAGATGCCGATAAATCATCTGCAATGACTATGGAAGAATATATTGAGATAATGTCTTTAATGAAAATACTTGAAAATGTTTCTTTTAGAAAACAATTAATAGACTAATGCATCATGAAACAAGATATGTTCACAATGGTTTGCAAATCTACTCTCGGAATTGAGCTGATAAAAGAATACATGTTTTGTTCCGGAAGAAAATGGAGGTTCGACTATGCAATCCCTGAACTAAAGATAGCGATTGAGCAGGACGGAGGAGTTTGGTCAGGAGGCAGACACACGCGCCCTGTTGGTTATCTCAAGGACTTAGATAAATTCAATACAGCCGCCTCAATGGGCTGGATCGTTCTGAAATTCACCCCGTCCGATATGTTTAAGGCTGATACATTTAATATTATAAAAGAAACTGTTAGTAATAAAAGTAATGAAAAAGGAAACAATTAAAGCAACTGAAACGGCATTTCGAATAGCCCGCGCTTTTGTTGATAATGAGTATTCAAAGAATCATTTGCATGCTTGTATTGACAGAAAGTTTGGAAAGTCAAACTTCGATCATCAAACCGATCTTATTGAGTTAGCTGATGAGTTAGAAAGAGGAGAGAGAGAATTCAAAGATTACGTATATGACAATAATAACAAAGGATGACAGGAGGTTGTATCCTGTTCTATTCGGTAGTTATAAGACTCCGGAGTATTCAGAATACATCACATGTGTAAATGAGGCAGATATGAATAACGAGAACCCAAAGAAGATAAGAGTTCATATCTCAGAGATAAAGGCAATTCAAGGAACATATTCATTTCCATTATTCTATGCAAAACAAACAACCAAGGCCGATGATCCCGAACGAGATCAGACCTAACAAAGAAAATGAAACAAAGATTTATCCGCCCGTGGCAGCGGAACAGAGAACCGCACGGGGAAAAGATGGAGAGCCGGGAAAAATCAGATGATTGCTACCACACAAGGAGGTGGACACAGTTATCAAAGGCATTTCGAGAAGATCACCCTTTGTGTGCGAGATGCGAACGAAAAGGGATTGTGACTCCCTCTGAGGTTACCGATCACATCATCCCGGTTGGCTTCCATGACTTTTGGGATCAAAACAATTGGCAGGCTTTGTGTCGTAAGTGCAACATAATCAAGGGAAACCAAGATAAGAAACTATATCAAAAGGGGTAGGGGGGTCAAATCTCTAACACCAAAACGCTGGAGACCGCACCACCCCCTCCACGTGAGAAATGGCAAAACTCAGAAAATGCATTCAAACATAAGCGGGGTAAGGATTTTAGAATTTGTAAAAAGAAGTAAAAACAATGAAGAAAATAAAATTAAATACTCAAATAAGTTTCCATTTATTTTCAAGAGTAATTATGAAATCTAATAGTTCATTTTGTAAGCCCCCTCTTTCCCCGTGCATTAAAAATATTATACCAATAACTCCATCTTTATTATCTATGCGTTCTGCTAATTTTATTGGGAGATACTTTCGAATTCGTGAATATAAAACTGTATTATTAAATTTATGTTCATCAAAGTCATCTGATGATATAAATAATCTTAATTCATTTATTAGTAGAATTCTCTGCTCTCTTTTTAATCTTAATTTTTCAACATGCCATTTTACGAAAGGCAATATTAAACCAGTTATAAGGCCAATAATTCCAGTTATTATAGGAATTAATATTCGTTCATTCATTCAAATTGATTTTTAATTTCTACAACAAATATAAATATATAGTAAAGAATAATATAAATAATTATTTATAAGAAATGAGCAACCGAAAAGGCATCGGAGGCCGCAAGCCTCTCCCGGATGAAGTGAAGGAGTTGAGGGGTACTTTAGAGGAGCGCCGGGCACGTGGCAAAACTCCCGGAATTCCCCTTGACAAGATCACTCAGATTACAAGCACACGGGGTATTAAGGTCCTGCAGACCGAGCGGGCAAAGAACATATTCAAGCAGAAGTGTAATCAGGTAATGGGTCTGAAGCTCTTAACTGAGGCCGATCTGGATAATTTGTCTATCTATGCTTATAATCTGGATAAGATTTTCACACTGATGCGTGAACTGAAGGAGGAAGGGGATATCATTACTTTGTATGAGGTGATATATAAGGCAGACGGTGATACAGTTCAGGTTCCGACAAAGTGCGTACCTAACCCGAAATGGAGGTTATACTTCCAGTTGGTGACTTGGTGTGATAAGATAGGGGGGAATTTTGGCTTTTCTCCGGTTGCGCGGCTGAAGTTTGGGCAAATACATGATGAGAAACCGGATGATCCTTTTGCAGAACTTAAGGCATTGACCTCCGGAAGCAAAAAATAACATACTGCATGATCGAGGCGGAGGAGTATAAGAGGCGGATTGAACAGTATATTGACAGTGTTGAGACCGGAAAACGGTCTGCAGGTCGATATGAAATCCGTGCTATTGCCCGATACCGCTCTGATCTGAAAAAAAAGAATTGGGATTATCATTTTTCTGAAGAGGCCGGAATGCAGGCGCTTCTTTTTTTCAATGCACTCAAACACTTTGAGGGTGAATGGGCCGGGCAGGACCTTGGGTTAGAGGGATGGCAGGCATTCATCGTGTGGAATATTTTCGGCTGGCTGAAGAAAAACGGCAAACGGAGGTTCACTTATGCTGATATTCTTGTTGCCCGGAAGAATGGAAAAACAACCCTTGCCGCTGGGATCGGCTTGTATATGTTGACGCTCGATGGTGAGCGCGGAGCTCAGGTTTTCTCTGCCGCCGTCGACAAAGGTCAGGCGGGGGTATGTTGGGGAGCTGCAAAAGAAATATCGAAAGCATCGAAACCGCTCCGGTCAATTCTGAAACATTATCATTCATCAATCATTGTTGAATCAACAGTTTCGTACTTCAAACCCCTTTCAAAGGAGACTAAAAACAAGGACGGTCTGAATCCTCATTGCGCAATCTGTGATGAACGTCACGCATGGCCTACAAACGCAATCTTCGATGTAATCAAATCCGGGATGGGTGCAAGATCGCAACCACTTGTATTGTCAATCTCGACTGCCGGTTTTGACATGGATGCTCCTTATTTCAAGGATATGCAGGTACTGTATGACATCCTTGACGGGAAAAAGAGCAAGGACAATCAGTTCATCATGATCTTTCAGCCGGATAAAGATGATGACTGGAAGAGTCCGGAGACATGGGAGAAAGCTAACCCGAATTATGGGATATCCGTTAAAGAGGATTATTTTGCCGGGGAGCTTGAGGATGCACTGAATAAGGGCGGCACAACAGAGGTCAACTTCAAAACGAAAAACCTCAATCTGTGGGTTGATGCCCCGGATGTGTGGATTTCGGATGATGTTATAGGGGAAAACAACTTTGGTACTGAAGAGGATGAACTGTTAGGAGAGGAGTGTTATGCCGGGCTTGACCTTGCATCTCACGTTGACATTAATGCCCTTGCCCTGTACTTCCCTAACCACCCGAATAAGCCGTTTAAGTTTCTTTTTTTCGTGCCGGAATCGAAATTGGATGCAGATGATCCTAACCATGAGAATTATAAGCTATGGAAAAAAGAAGGTTTTCTCATTACAACGCCGGGGGAAATGATAGATATTGACTTAATGGTTGATATTATACTCAAAGAATTGAAAAAATATAACGTTAAGAATCTTGCTTTTGACCCTTATAAGGCATATCATGGGGTTATACAGGGTCTCATTAAGGGGGGGATTGAGGAGATTCTTGATGAATACACACAAAATATTGCTAACATGTCGGAGCCGGCAAAGGAGATTCAAAGGCTTCTTATAGCCCGGTCGGTCGATCTTATGCATAACCAGGTGATTAGATGGATGTTCCGAAATGTTGCGATGTATAAAGACATAAACGGCAATATTCGTCCGGATAAACGAAAATCATCCGGAAAAATCGACGGAGTTGTGTCGATGATCGACGCTGTAGGGGGCTTTTTGAGCCTCTCGGCGGAACAAAATTCTAAAGAGGCGTATTCTGCACATTCACTGAGGGTTATATCACTTTAATGTAAATAACCCCTTAAATAAGTCCTTAAATAACTCGGTAACTTTCTTATTGCAATCGCAAAAATACCTCTCGAACTTTGCAAAAGTTTTTAGAGGGATATATGAAAATTTTTGGTTGGACAATTAACAAAGAGGTTAGAGAGGTTTCAGTGGAGCCGAAATCGGAGTACGTGGGAAGATTAAAAACAGGTGCTGCCGATTTCGGTTTTACCCTCGATAACAAAACTGCTATGAAATTTTCTGCCGCCTATGCAGCAATCCGCGTTCGATCTGAAAATATGGCATCTCTTCCTAAGCAGGTAAAAGAAAAAACCTCAAAGGGGTATGTTGAGATTGAGCACCCGGTAACTTACCTTCTTTCAATTGCACCAAACGGCTATACAAACGTATATGATTTTTGGGAGTCGATTTTTGCGGCTCTCGATGGGTGGGGGAATGCTTATGCAATAATAGAACGTAACGGATCGGGCCTGCCTATTGCGCTGCACCAGGTGCATCCTTCATGTGTCACCGTTACCCTCACAAAAAATAAGAACAAGTATTTCCGGGTAGCGGGAACTCAGTATTTTGATGGGATATATCCTAACGAAGATATGATCCATCTTATGTTGTTGACCTTTGACGGGTTAAAGGGGGTGAATCCTATCGAATGGAATTACCTCTCTTTCTCTGAGGCAATTGCTGCATCGAAATTCGGAGCTGAATTCTACAAAAAGGGCGGAAACATTCGCGCGGTCCTTGAATCTGAAAACCATTTAGGTGACGAACAGTTCAAAATGTTCATGCAGCACTTTAAGGATAGTGCTATGAATTACGATACACCGCTGTTAGAATACGGAATTAAGTACAAACAGATAGGGATTAACCCGATTTCTGCACAATTATTAGGGTCAAAAGAGTTTTCAATACAGGATATTGCTCGGATTTTTAACGTCCCGCCGCACATGATCGGGGACTTATCTCACGCAACATTCAGTAATATAGAGCAGCAAACAATACAATTTGCACAGTTTGCCCTCCGTCCGACGGTGAAAAAGGCTGAGGTTGAGCTTGAAAATAAACTGTTTTTTCAGAAAGAGTGGGGAAAAATATCAATGAAATTCAACCTTAACGGATTAATGAGGGGAGACATGGCTGCACGTGGTGAATGGTACTCGAAGATGATTCAGAATGGGGTGTATAGCAGGAACGAAGTTAGGGTGATGGAAGGAGAGGCAACAATTGAGGGGCTTGACAATATGCTCTATCCTTCGAACCTTCAGGTAGTAGGACAGGAACAACCACAACGAAATATTTCAAAAAATGAGTAATAGAAAATACGCATCGGCAGCGGTCCGGAAAATTGCGGACAATGTCGAAGATACAAGGTACATCGAGTTTGTTGCTTCTGACAGCTCAAGAGATAGCTACAAAACGGTATTGCCACTTGAAAAATGGGACCTTGACAGGTTCAATAAGAATGGAGTGATAGGATATCAGCATAACCTGTATTACTCTACTAATCCGGATATGGTTATCGGAACGGGTAAGGCTTTTGTGGACGGCAACCAGTTAATTGTTGGGGTCACATTTGAGCCGGCTGAACTTAATCCAATAGCGGAAAAACTTTTCCGCAAGATTTTGCACGGAACCATAAAAGCCGTTTCCGTAGGATTTGATCCGATAGGCGGCGGACATTGGGGGGAAGGCGATGAATATTACGGAAAACCAAATGAAACATACTATTACGATGGGATGGAGCTTTTGGAGGTTTCGATAGTACATATTCCGGCAAACAAAAATGCCGTGAAAAGGGCTTTAGAAGATTTACTCAGTGAGGATGATCCGGAAAATGAACCTGAAGTACGAATAATACCGGAAAACACCCCCCCTGATACACTTCAGAGAGACATTGAACAAGTCGAAAAGGATTTGACAATTACTGAGGCTTTAGCAAGCCAACAGTTTGATAATTAATTATTAACCAAAAAAGCAAAAATAAAATGAGAAAAATTGCTGACATTAAAAATGACATCGCGCAAAGGCTTGCTGAGGCGAAAAACTCGGAGCTTGCTGAGGATGTAAGGGCGGCGGCTGTTGTTGAGCTGAGAAAGCTTAATGATGAGTTGCAAAGTGCTCTTATCGTAGAGGCCGCGGAGCGGGCAACTGCGAACAATAAGTTCTCGAAAGAGGAAAAAGAGACTGCACAAAGATTTTCTTTCGTGAAATTTCTTCGTGAAGCCGCGGACGGAGGCGGTCTGACAGGGCTTGAACTCGAAATGTCTCAGGAAGCCGTTCGTGAGGCGCGGCTGAGTGGTATTGCCCTTAATGGTTATGGTATTCCTTACCTTATCCTTGCGGCCAAACAGCGTGCAGCAACCGGGCAAAATGTTACAACTGCTGCCGATGGGGGCAATCTTGTACAGAAAGAGCCGCTTATGTACATCGAAGCGCTGAGGGCAAAATTGATCCTCGCCCAAATGGGGGCGGTATATCTTGCCGGACTGGTTGGTAACCTTCCGATTGCAAAAGGTTCTGCAATATCTGCATCTTGGGCGGGCGAAACCGACGAAGTTGCGGCAACTAAGAAGTCAGTTTCGAAATCTGAAATGGCTCCAAAGAGGTTGGCAATTACAACTGCCTATTCACGTCAGTTGCTTATCCAGACCTCCGGGGACGTGGATACGTTAATTATGGATGACATGGTCCGTGCACACAGTGCAGCACTTGAGGCGGCAGCAATTCAGGGCGGAGGTTCAAACGAGCCGACCGGGATACTCGGTACATCCGGAATTGGTTCTGTTGTAATTGGCACAAATGGAGGCGCAATCACCTGGGCGAAACTGGTAGAACTTGAGACAAAGGTTTCAGGTAACAATGCAGACTTTGGCGTGCTGGGATATCTTACTAACAGTAAGGTTATGGGAGCATTGAAAACTATTGAAAGAGCAACCGGGACCGCTCGTTTTCTGTATGAAAACAAGGAGGCAAATGGCTATCAGGTTGGAGTAACTAACAATGTGCCTTCAAATTTGACAAAGGGTGAGGGAACAGCACTTTCGGCAATGATATTTGGGAATTTCTCTGATCTTATTATAGGTCAGTGGGGTGGCTTGGATATCGTGGTTGACCCTTATACTTTGAAGAAAAAGGGTGAAGTAGAAACAACAATTAATGCATTCCATGATATTGCATTAAGGAGAACTGAGTCTTTTGCAGCAATTAAGGATCTTACTACATAATAGGAGGGAAAACGAATGAAAGTTAAGCTACTAACCCCGATTAAGGGGTATGGATATTTTGAAGGGGAGGTTGTTAACCTCCCTGACAAAGAGGCAAAAAAGGCAATTGAAGAAAAAAAGGCGGAGCCTGCTGGGAAAACTGAAGAAAAGTAATTGAACGATGAAGGTAGAAAGAACATATTCAGAGGAGTGCGACAAAATCAAAGCTGAATTACTCAAAAAGCTGAAGGAGCATCTGAGGTTAACGGTTGATGATTTTGACAGTGAGTTGTCGGGGTTACTCGATGCAGCTATAGAGACTGCAGAAAAGGAAACCGGGTGTGTTTTTCTGCCTTCACAATTCAAAATTACTTCGAAAACAAGTATTGAAGAATGTGGATATTATCCGGCTGATGAGGCAACCTCATTAAAAATTGATGGAGTGGAGACTGATTTGGAGCGTGTGCATATATCAGGGGGAAAGGTATGTGTACATACAGATGAGGGGAAGAGTATTGAGGTTGTCTTTGATGCCGGTTATCTTGTAATGCCATCCCCGGTATTCATTGCTGTGTTCCTCATGGCCGGATCATGGTGGCAAAATCCTACTGACTCGGTGGAAACACTTCCGAAGGCATCAACAAACCTTTTGAAAAATTACAGGCGATGGCTGAGGTAGGGAAAATAAATATAGGGGATTTCACACAGTTGATAATTCTGAAAGAGCCGGTGAAAACTAAGGGAGACAAGGCTCAGGTTGTTACAAATTACGTTGAAAAGTGTCGGCTATATGCAGATATAAGCCTGAACCCGGCAAGCGAAGCAACTGTAAATGATAATGTTATAAGTGTGAAAAAAATATCAATCACAACATATTCAGTGTTGCAGAACTATATAAACAGCAAATGGGTGGTGGAGTGGTTGAATGAGATATATGATATACAGGTAGTTGCCCCTGTTAAAGGCACAATATATATGACAATTGACGCGATTAAAATGCTGAATAATGGCTAACGAGGTGAAAATAGAAGGCTATGAGAATGCTGTCAAGATTCTTTCACAATACCCGGATCAGTTTCAGAAAATTGTAAAAAAATCTATGAGGACAGCGGTTCAACCGACTCTTAAAACCATTAAGGCCGGAACTCCTCATAGTACTTTCAAAAGAATCGTGAAGATGGCATTTATTAAAGCGGAAATTCCAACATTGCTTTTTGGTTCAATGGGGAAAAAAGGAGACAGAGGCAATAAAAGGAGCGACTTTATGAAAGCTTACTGGAGTGAGTTCGGAACAATTCAGAATCGGGACAAAACACACAAATTTCACCGTCCTATGACAAGCACTCGGAAAGGCGGAATTATCCCCCGGCTCTATTTTGCAAAGGCAATTGAGGGACAGGAAAAAATAATATACACAAATTTTGTCAAAGCTATTGAGGCTGAGGCAACAAAATTATATAACGATGGCAAATCTTAATGTTTTAGAAAGGATTACGACAGCATTGAGCGGAATTTGCGACCTCTATTACGGGGTAGCTGATACTGAATCTTACCCTTTCGTTATATATTCTGTTGAATCAGAGCCTTCATACACAAAATCAGGCATATATAAGTATGTATGCAGCGTAAAATTTGCCATTTGCGGAAAAACTTTCGATGAGGCAGATGCGATCTCCGGGCAACTCGATACAGCTGTAAAGGCATTGAAGGCTCCTGATTTAAGAGTTATCGAGGGGAGCTGTTTGCCCGGTCCGGACGATAATAATATGTGGGTAGTATTAAGAGAATACACAATTACGCAACAAGTTTAAAATTAATATATTATGGGAACAAGAGTTGACGGCTACAATGTAGCGTTCAAGGTGAACGAAAAGGATTTCATCGGAGTGACAAATCACGATTTTGATTTGGGGATTAAAACAAAATCTTCGATCACAAAGGCCGATCAGGGTGTCGAAAAAGAGAAGGTAACAGGCAATAAACCTAAATTTTCGGTTAAGGGAATTGCTGAGGTTAAATCTACAGGCGAAACAACCGTACTGGATCGGGACGAAATAATCGCCCTTGCGATGGCGGGAACAAAATTCCCGTATGTGTATTCCGCTTCCGGGGCAAAGAGTTATTCCGGTACAGGGATGATAACCGGTTATACAGAGGGTTCAGGGTCGGATGATGAGCTTAGTTATTCAATCGAGGTGTCAGGGCAATCAGCTTTGGCGCTCGTAACAGGGGAATAATTATGAAGGAGTATATCGAGTTGGCCGGGAAGAAATACCGGATCGAGTTCAACTGGAACACAATAACCGATTACTGTGAGATTAAGAATATTACAGATTTGTCGGCGCTTGACTCCCTTGCAAGCCTCTCGCCGGGAGAGCTGAGGCAATTCCTTCATTGTGCGATCAAAGAGGGCGAGCGGATGGATGGCCGGGAGCTTGAAATAACTGCCGTTGAGTTCGGTGGAATGTTGAAATTCGATGATATTCAAAAGTTAATGCAGGTATTTCAGAAACAAAGCTCCTTTCCCGGGGTAAGTACTTCTGCCGGCACAAAAAAAAAGAAGAGACTATTCTTTTGATAGATGAATTTAGGCGCTTAGGACTTGGGTACCTGGCTTTGAAAGAGGATGAGTGGGGAGAGATGAGGCTGGGTACCTTTTTTTTAAAGGTGTATTATTTTTTTGAGAAGAGGAAGGAAGATCGAAAATTCTACGGAGAGATATTAAGACTTAGTACACTGCATTTTCTTAATACACAACTTTCAGAATCAACGCGGATCAACGATCCGAAAAAAATATACAAATTTAGCTGGGAAGAGGACATTAAGGTTGAAATCAGCGAGGAGACGGCAAAAGAAAATATTGGAAGGATGATTGAAACATTAAACAAGGTGGGGAATGGCACAGTTAAATCTTAAAGCACTATTCAGTGCGGATACAAAAGATATAAAAAAGGGATCGAAAGAGGCTCAACAGGCGGTTTCTGCATTCAAGGATGAAGCAGGAAACTCTTTTGACCAGTTTGCAAATCTGTTCGGTACCTCGATGGGGCAACTTTCCGACCATGTAAAAGTGTTTAGGGGGGGGCTCCTTATGCTTTCGCAGAGCTTCAAAACGACTGCCGCCGGGTCCGGAGTACTTACTGTTGCGCTGAGGGTACTTAAAACCGCTTTGATTTCAACAGGGATCGGGGCCTTGGTGGTCGCTTTGGGCTCCCTTGTGGCATATTTCACAAAAACACAGGACGGAGGAGATAAGTTGGCAAAAATAATGTTGCAACTCAAGGCAGTGTTTGGGGTGATAACAGATATTGCCGCCGCGGTCGGTCGGGCTATATCAGATGCATTCAGCAACCCAAAACAGGCAGTTATTGACCTGTGGAATGCAATCAAAACCAATATCGTAAATCGTTTTACCGGACTTTTTCAAATGTTCGGTTCATTGGCTAAACTTATTTCAGCTGCATTAAAGGGCAATTGGGATGAGGTTAAGCAGGCCGCGAAAGAGGCGGGACAAAATGGGGTACAGATAATAACCGGGCTGGATGAAAAACAACAACAATCAGTCAGAAATTATATTGCCGGAAAATCCGCTGAGGTATCTGCTGCCGCTGCTGCAGCGCGGAGATTGGCAGACTTACAGGATGAAATTGACGATAAAAAAAGAGCTTGGATAAAAACAGAAGCTGACTTAGATACAAAATTGGCGGACCTTAGAGAAAAAGCGGCAGATAAGGAAAAATATAACGTAGATCAGAGGCTGAAGTATTCGCGTGAAGCAGAAAAGGTGCTTCAGCAATTATGGAATGGCAGGATATACCTTGCCGCTCAGGAATATAATGCGGAAAAACAGATATATAATTTGAAAAAAGAGCATACAGACGAAGAGGAGGAGCAACTTAATCAGTTGTATGCAACATGGCGTAGCCTTGAATCGCAAAAATCACAGGAACTTAAGGGATTTCACAAAGAACAACTTAAGATAATATCACAACATCAGGAAGAAATTAAAGAGAAGCTTGAAAATGCCGCGCCGGATAAGGATAAGTTAAAGGAGTATTTTTCGAAAATAGCTGAATTTCAGAACTCTCTGGAAGGAAAAATAAAGGAAACTATAAGCAGTATAGACGTAGATTGGGATGAGTTACTTAAGTCAGATAAGATGTTGCAAGATTTTCAGGCGATAGGCAAGGGCTTAGACTCTATAATGTCTTCAGTTAATTCTTCCTTATCGGATTTTGCTGTAACGATCGGCGAGGGTATAGGAAATATTATTGCCGGGGTCGGCTCGCTCGGAGATATGGGGGCAAATATTCTCTCTGTGTTCGGGGAGTTAATGGTAACGGTTGGGAAGATAGCAATTCAGGCAGGGGTTACGATGCTCGGCATTCAGGCGATGTTTGCAAATCCATTCAGTCCGGCTCAGGCCCTGCTTGTGGTGGGAGCAGGAATCTTGCTCGTTGCATTAGGTACAGCAGTTAAGGCGGGAATTCAAAATGCCGGATCGGGAAATATGAGTTCGGCAACTTCTTATTCTTCCGGATCAGTTTCGTCATCCTCTTCATCGGCAGAATATTCAAGCAAAGAAATTAAGGTTAGTGTGAGTGGAGAGCTGCAGAGCAGAGGAAACAAGCTCATTGCGGTAATTTCAAACGAAAGCGGACGTAAAAAACTAACATCGTAATGGCAAAGGTACTTAGATATAATTTTCTGTTCGATTCGGATAAGCATTCATACAAAATAGAGTGCTGGCAGGAAGGTTATTCCGGGACAACTACAGCCAAAAGGCTGGGTGCGGCTCCGGTCATGGTTCGTGACAAGGCTGAGGCCGGAATTATGGGTACTTCGCTGGAACTTTCGATAGAAGCTGAGGTAAATGATGAACTGATTGACTTCTATACCGTCGATTCGAAAAAATTCCTGTTCAGGGAATATGTTGATAATATACTGCAATGGCAAGGTTATGCTCTGCCAGAAAAGTACTCTGAAGCCTACATAGATGCCCCCTATGACGTGGATGTAACGGCCTCGGACGGCCTCGGAATCCTAAAGGGTGTTCCTTTTTCATATTCTGGCCGTTACACTATTTTGCAGATTGTAAAATATATCCTTGATAATACTGAGTTGAATCTTGAGTTTGAGGTGTTATGTAATATCTACGTTGTAGGTCAAGCTTCCGGGGATTGCGTTCTGAATTATGTCACTGTAAATGCGGATATGTGGCAAGATCAAAGCTGCTATGATGTTCTATCTGCTATTATGACTTCGTTCAATGCGTTCATAACTCAAAAAGATAACAGATGGTTGATTGCTCGTTATTCAGATATATTTACTGAATCATATATCTACAATAACACACTGAATCTAATCAACAGGCGATATTTGCCTATAGTGGAGCTGGGCTCTGAAAAGGATGCTATCCCGGTTGGGAGTCTGAACCTTGACATATTGCCGGCGAAAAAATCCTGCCTGTTTACTTTCCCGTATGTTAAAAAAGATAGCTGGTTACTTAATTATAATTTTGAGACAGATTTAAGCTCGTGGACATATTCCAGTTTTGTCGCCAGAATAATTTATACTGAGTTACCCTATGCAAAGCTTCCTGCCATAAATTCGAAAGATTCATATATACAACAAACGTTATCTGTAGAGGAGAGTTCGGATGATTTTGAACTTACATTTAATTATCTAATTGGGCAAGTATTTGACAACGGATTAAAAACCGGCAGATTAAAAATTTTAGTATCTCTTATTGCAGGTGCAACAACATATAATTTAAGTACCACGGGTTGGGTTACAGGCAGTTATAGTAATTATTACATTATTGAAGAACAAGCTACTTTAATTTCATGGAACAAACTTAAAATATCTGACAGAAATTATAGTTTGATTTTTAGTGGATTACCTGCTTCCGGGACATTAATTATCAAATTTATTTACGATACAGATGTCTTAACCACTTTTGTAAGAATAAGATCAGTAGGATTAAATACATATATATCAAAAGGGTTGCAAATTAATGCAACTATGGCGGAAAAGGCATCCGAGGAGGCTGATGATATAACGGTTGATTTTCAAGATACCCCATTTGCTACAAATAGATATAAAACACTAAAAAATCATTTTGAAAGTTCATCAGGTAGCATTATCTGGATTGAGAATTCGACAGGAAAAACTGATTCCTTCATTAATTCAATCACAAGGGATTATATATCGCACCTGGCTTTTCCGCGCAGGACCCTGAAAGGCAAATTATATTCAGAGTTTCTTTCTGAACTTCTGCTCTACGACACACATGCGGATCGTTATTATATTCTTGCGGAAGGGACACACGATCAATTGGAAGAGGAGTTAGACTGTGAGCTGATTGAATTTCTGCCGTATGATGACACGCTTGAAATAGAGGATGCAACAGATTGGACAGAAGGAGAGGAGAGCGGATCAGGTGGGTCAAGCTCCGGGAGCGGAAGCTCATCCGGCGGGTCCGTGGATGTTTCCAGCTTGGGCAGTTTAATTGCCGGGGCTGAGGCAAAAGCTACCCCTGCAGATACTGACAGTTTCGGTTATTCGGATTCTGCCGATTCAGGAAAATTAAAAAAATTCTCTTGGGCGCAACTCAAAACAGCAATTGCCAACGCCCTGAATTCTGTTTTTGCATCTATTTCCCATTCTCATGCTTTTTCGAGCCTTACCGGAAAACCGACAACCATTTCCGGGTATGGTATTACCGATGCCTATACAAAAACAGAAGTGGACAATAAGGTTGCGGCTGTATATAAGTATAAGGGTTCAGTTGCATCTTATGCAAACCTGCCTTCAACGGGGCTAACAGCCGGTGATGTATATAATTGTACTGACACGGGGATGAATTATGGATGGACCGGGTCGGCATGGGATGCGTTAGGGGCTACTTACAGCGCGGCAACACAAAGCACAGCAGGCCTTATGTCTTCAGTCGATAAGACAAAATTGGATGCTTCCACTTCTCTGAATGTAGCTGATACAATAGTTAAGAGGGATTCAAGCGGTAAGATCGCCGTAACATACTTAGAAGTTAATGGCTGGACAATGACAATTGATTGATATGGCAATACCTGAAAATATATATAATAGTGCAAAGGTGAAATTTGCAAAGGATTCCGCCCTGAAGCAACATAGTTTAGCGCTTAGGAGCTACTTTTCTATTAACGATATACAGCTTAAAGAAAAATTTAAACTCGATTACAAAGCGAACTTTGTATTATCCGGAACCACCTGTTTTGTTGGCTGTGTTCTTTCCGGTTCCGTAAATGCCGGGTATCATAACCCGGCCCGGTTCGGTGCACGGTTCGAAGACTTAATTTTGTTAACAGATGCGGGAATAAACTCAAAGCCCCCAGCTCCTTTTTTTCAGGTTCAAAGCGGAGAATCGACGTTCATAAATATTCTTGACAATGCAATTGTTCTCCGGGCGGTTGCTGAGGCGGCAGAGTTTCAGGATTCGGATATATATCTGAATGTTGCTGATAGTGAGAATCTAAATATATATGAAGAGGAGTTATTTGATACTGTTGAAGCAGGAGATAGTGAAATATATTCCGGGTTAGAAATATTTTTTGATGTCCTGTATTTCCGTGTCGGTAAAACCTATGTACTTACACTTAAGTCTGAAAATGAAGAGGGAACGACTTCGGCAACTTTATCATTGTCCCCGGCTCCGGCAGCGATCATTTTAAAATACGGCTCAACTCTCGATGTTGCTATAAGTAACGTATCCGGATCGACAATATATGTTAATAGAAAAATATCCAATGCGGTTGTTTCTGATAATTTGATTTTCTACTCAAATGCTGCCGGAACTGCACACGTTGCAGCCGGGTATTATCTCAGTATAATAGCAGAAGAAAATGGCACATACAAGTATTTTCGAGTAACCGGATCATCCGGGCAGGTAACGGAAATCGGGTTAATAGTATCACGTCATCAGGATATATATTATTACTACAGTACAGTGAGTGCAGCTGAGGCGATAAGTCATTCACCTTCTCAAATAATTCTCTATTATGAAGTTCTGATCACTCCGCCCGGTTCTGATTTTGAAAATCGCAGGTATTATGTTGGCCCATTTTCGGATTCCGCTTATGCCACACAGGGATTTTATGTTAAGGAGGATCGGACAACAGTATTATATATAGGTATAAATGGAACGGCGAGTGTTTTAATTAGTTAAAATATGAAAAAGCAAAATAAAAGTGACTTTACTGTTGCGGTAATAATTAAGGATTTTACCGGGCATATTATAGACTATGCGGGAACAGACTGGACAATCCTGCTATATGTTAAGGATTCGAATAAGTTGACAGCTAATTGTGCCGACGGGGTGCTGTCTGAAAACTGTGAAATCGTTACCGAAACGGACCTGACTACAGGGCAGCCTGTAATCGCTCCCAATGGGGACGTTGTGAAAAAAGTCCTAATCTATGTTGACGGTTTTGACTGGGGAGGGAGAGGGGCTGTTACGATGGAAACAAACGTGAAATTTCCTAACGAAAAATTTTCTGACGGGATAGAAGAAATTCCGGATAAGCAGGTTATTAATCTTGTAATTGAATAAGAAATGATACAGGTTGAGGCGATTGTCTATTTGAAAAATATAGAGGTTGAGGCGATTGTTCAGCTACGTAAAACAGGAGTGGAGGCTGAAACCCTTGTTCCGGCGCTGAAGGGGAAATCACAATATCAGTCCTATTTAGAAACAACGACTGATAACCCGCCACTCTCTGAAATGGAGTGGTCGGATTCAAGGTTACAGCCGATAGACGGAGGTACATTTAATTAAAACATTTTTTAAAAATTATATTAAAATGGGAACACAAAGAATTCAGTTAAAGAGGGGTTTGAAGGCAAATTTGCCTACAAGTGGAATGCTTGCCGGCGAAGTGATGGTGACAACTGATCGTGGCACTTTGCATGTAGCAATAGATGCAACAACAAAACTCCCAATAGTACCGGCAATAGATGATCTTGCAACAATGCCGGCGGTTGATGGTGCAGCTGACCTAATTATTATGCACGATGCGAGCGAAGCGGTTGCACAGAAAGAAAAGAAAATCACGTTTAACAACTTCAAGGCGGCCCTGAATATACCTGCTGCCTCGACAGATGAAAAGGTTGCGGTTATATCGGGCGGTACTGCCGGTTATGTGTGGGGGACAGACGGCACAAATGGTATAATGAGGTTGTCAACCGGATTGAAGTGGACAAAAGATTCTGGTAACGCATTCGTGACGTTAGATGTTGATGTTGTGGACGGTGGTACCTTCTAATTTTTACGTGCATGGGAACTCAGAAAATTCTGATTAAAAAATCAACAGTTACCGGCAAGGTTCCCCTGCCGGATGATCTGGACATCGGGGAATTGGCCGTAAATACGGCTGATCCGAAGTTATACACAAAACATAACGATGGTACAATCAAGGACCTGACACCTGGACAGAATACTACAGTAACTTTTGATGAGGCAAGTAACCGGGCTACAATAAATACAGGAGAATCCCTTGTAGTCTTATTTGGTAAGCTGAAAAAATGGTTCACGGATTTTGGATCACTTGCGTGGAAATCTGCCGTAAGCTGGTCTACAGATATAACAGGGAAACCTACAACCATTTCCGGGTATGGTATCACAGATGCCTATACGAAAACCGAAGTGGATAATAAGGTTGCAGCTGTGTATAAGTATAAGGGCTCAGTTGCATCTTATGCAAACCTGCCTTCGACAGGATTAACAGCCGGTGATGTATATAATTGTACAGATACGGGGATGAATTATGGATGGACCGGGTCGGCATGGGATGCGTTAGGGGTTACTTATAGCGTAGCAACACAAAGTGTATCGGGGCTGATGTCTTCAACCGATAAAACGAAACTGGATGGAATAGCGGCAGGGGCTCAGGTGAATAATATCTCAAACACAAATGCGACGGCATTAACAGGAGGAGGAAACACAACGCTGCATAAGCATTCGTTTGCTAATTTGGATAGTAAACCAACAAACATTTCAGGGTACGGCATTACTGATGCTTACACAAAAACCGAAATAGATAATAAAATACCTTCTAATTCTTTAAGTACAGGAAGTATTTATGATTCTTCTGTACAGCTTTATTCAGACATAAATCACAGAATTATTAATTGCAATTTCCCTTCATCTTGTGCTTTAAGTTTTGGTGCTTCTGTACCAACCGGATGGACTGGAATTTTTGTGTTTAGAAACCCGAACAGTACTTCCAGACAAATTACATCCTCGTTTCAGGAGATGCCATCTCCGTTTACTATTCCGGCCTATTCACAGGTTGCAATTATGTTTTTCGGGGATCAGACATACTATCCTTATGCCTTAATTTTAGGAGTTTCAGCACTTTCATAAAATAAAACATTATTAAACAATAAAAAAAATGAATGCAAATTTTGATCACATTTTCGTAGTATTATGGATGTTATTCGGCATCTATATACTTGTATTAGTTGCCGTTTTTGCGGACTTATGGAGTGGAGTGAGAAAAGCGAGGAGGTTGAAAAATGTTCGTACATCGGAAGGATACAAACGAACAGTGACCAAACTTGCAAAATATTACAATACTCTTATTGCTCTTACCGTAATTGATGCAATGCAAATTGTTGGTATTTGGTACCTCGATGCATATTACGGGTATAAAATACCGATTATTCCTATTGTTACTCTATTTGGGGCAATCGGAATAGGATTAATTGAAATTAAGTCTATATACGAAAACCGGGGAGATAATTCCGAGTTCGATGACATTGCAAAACTGGCCGGGAAACTCTATGCAAACAAAGATGATGCTGAAGCATTGACAGCCGCCCTAATGGAATTTCTTAAAACTAAGAAGAAAGATGAGAGAACTAATAAAGCAGGTAGCTAAAGAGTTCTCTCTCGACTGGAAAGCCCTTGCCGCTTTTGTCTCTGTTGAGTCAGGCGGTAAGGGATTCAGCGAAGATGGCAGGTTAATTATCCAGTTTGAGCCGGCATGGTTCCGGAAGCTGGAACCTTATGCACCTTCCGGTAAATGGAGCCTTAACGGGGTTGAGCGGCAGCGGCAGGAATGGGAGGCATTTAACGATGCATGGAAATACTCCCCGGAGGTGGCAATGCAATCCACATCGATTGGGCTCGGCCAGATCATGGGCTTTCACTGGAAGAGGCTCGGATATTCATCTGTCGGGGCCATGTGGGATGATGCAAAGCGCGGAATCGAAAGACAATTGTGGCAGCTTGCCAAATTCATCGCTACAGACAAAACTCTCTTAAAATATCTGCGGGATAAAAATTGGACAATGGTGGCAACAATATTCAACGGTTCAAAATTCCGGGAGATTGCAAAAAAATACGGACGTACTTCGTATGATATTTCGATGAAATTAGAATATGAAAAATTATGACAAAATACCTTATAGGCTTAATTATAATTATGGGGATCATCATTGCAATGATGTATCAGTCCATGACCGATGCACAGGAGAAAAAGCAGGTGGCAGAAAGTAATATTGCCGCGCTGACATCGAAGATTGATGTGTACAAAATTGAAAACAATCAGCTGGTATATAAAATCAGGGGCTTAGAATTATCTGAGCGCACTTTTAAACAGCTTTTTGATTCTCTCTATATGGAAGCATCTGACCTGAAGCTGAGGTTAAAAAACGCTCAGTCGGTAACGAAAATTGTAACGAAAATTGAGTACAAGAATAAAGACAGTATAGTATATATCCCGATTGTAGATTCGCAGAGTAATTCAAAAAAATATATTATAGCTGAGCCGTTTCTCAAGGCTGAGGTTCTCACGACAAAAGATTCGATAATATTGCCGGGAAACTTCAAAATAATAGACATACCAAATCAGCAATTGTCGGTGCCGGTGATAGAATACAGGGGGTGGTGGTTCTGGAGAAAGCCGAAGGCGGTAGTGGTCCATATAACAAATACAAATCCTTACATTCAGGTCACGGACGGAATATATATCGATCTTAGTAGAAAATAACACAGGTATCAAAATAATTTTGACAACTCAAAGAGGCTTAGCGGCCTCTTTTTTTAATTATGTAACTATTATGTTATATGGCAGTGTAACGTAATAAGCATATAATTAGCTACATGCGCTTATTAGGCGGTTTTTATTACTAATTAATTTACAAAAAGCAAAGAAAAATATTTGCTTTTTGTAAATATTTGTTTTATCTTTGTTCTAACAAAAAGGAAATAAAAACTTTTAACCCCGGCAGAGCCAGCCGGTCAACAAAACGGGCAGAAAATATGAAAACACAAATTCAAAGAGACATCTACAATGCAATTCAAATGGACTCTCTTAACGAAAAAACAAGAAAACAAGTTGTTAGCTTATTTAAAGAGGCAGCAAGCGCCGAAAAGGTAGATGAACACGGCACCTGGGATTTCGGAGCTGATTTCGACAGCAAGGGCCGCGGATCAGCACTTAACTGGGACCTTTACGGAGTGGGAAGAGATATTCACAGCAAAAGGTTGCTTATTGTAATTCAAGTAAGACAGTATGTTAAGGCGAGGAAAAACTATTTTCCTCAAATCCGTAAATCTTATTTCCTAATCGGAAGAAACGAAGATAATCACGCTTTTGCTCATGCTGTTGAAAGCAGAGTAATACATAGCGCAATAAGCAAGGGAAAGGACGTTGTTAAATCCGTGCAGGATTGGATTTTTGGATGTGATTATGAAAAGGTGATAAGACAGGGAGATCTGGCAATGATTCCGGTTAAGAAGCTAAATCCTGCAGCTGTCACACTTCCCGGAGAAAAGCATCTTATTGAAAACTCACATGAACTGACATCTGTAGATATAAGAAAAAACGGTGAAGTATATGCAGTTAATCCGCTCCTTATCCACTTGCCCGGTACACACCCGGCCGTGCAGGGAACTGGGTGGTATAAAATAGTAGTAGGAAAAAGAGCAGCACACTGGGATTTTGCAGCTCCCACAATAGACTAAAACTAAGAAAAATATGAAAATTGAAAGATTTCTGATTTGTAAAAACCCCCTTGTAAAAGAGGGGGCTACTTACATTCTATGTACAAGGCCAATTGTATTATTTAATACAGATTTTGAAATTATTATTGGAGAGGCTGATGAAGGGTTAATTAATCGAGCAAAAGACTGGTATAAATCAGTACAACTTAAAGAAAAATAACATGGATCAGATATTACAACCCATAATTGATTTTTACAAAAAAACTGGAAAAGTACCGGGGAAGAGAGATATACCTTCCGGAAAAATTTTATGGAAATATAAAACATGGTCAAAAGCTATTGAGGCGGCGGGATTAAAGCCAAAACGGGTTGTAAATCCTTCTGAAGATCAGGTAATAAATTCACTGAAAAGATTTTCTGCTGAATATGACAGAAGTCCCCGTGCTGAAGATTGTAATAAGATAGAATATATGTATGATACAAAAACATACATTAGTGCTTTAAATGTAAAAACATGGGCTGAGGTATTAGAACGTGCCGGGCTTGAGAAATATTTTAGTATATCAGATGATATTAATTTGTCTGATGAAGAGTTGCTTTCAAAGGTGAGAACTCTTTTAGAATCTAAAGGAGAGACATCAGTCAATGCGTATGAGAAAAACAAAGGTACTTTACCATCTTCGACATATCTATGTCAGAGGTTCAGGTCATGGCAAACAATGTTAAAATTATGCAATCTCGAATTAAATGTTGATAAGTATGATAACAATGAATTATTATCTATGATTATTAATGTATCGAAAGAGCTTGACAGGACACCATCTACAACAGAACTTGAAAAATTTACCGGAATAGCTTTAAGAAACTGGACAAAAAGGTTTGGAAGCTATAATAATATATTGAACTCCCTGAAAATAGAACCTGCACATAAAACACCTGCAAATGTTCAGGAATCGGATGACGAGCTTATGAATATGTATATTGAGTTTTCAAATAAGTTTAATTTTAAAAGTGGGGCCCCTTCCAGAATCCTCGATGAATCTCCTGAAATATATTCGTCAGATGTATTTGCTATACGTTTCGGGTCAATGAATGCACTGAGGGAAAAATGCGGATTCCCTGAAGTAAGGCGAGGGGTGGCAAAATATACAGAAAAACAAATACTTAATGAACTTAAAGAATTATATTATTCATTAAACAGAATGCCAACTGTTCGAGATTTAAAAGAAAGCAATTTACCTGCTATTTCAACAATCCTTAGATATTGTAAAACAACAAGTATAAAAGAAGCATTTACAAAAGCATTAAATATTAAATAATATGATAACAAAATCTATTAAAATTACTGAGAGTCAGGAGAAATATTTACTTGACAATCATAAAAATGTTAATCAGGGGATTCAGAACTGTATTAATAATGCCATGTTCCCCGGCCTCGATATTGAGATATTGAAATACATACGGAACTATTCGCGAAAAGAACTTAAAGGGAAATTTACAAAGGAGGAGTGGTATTTCTTTTTCGACTCCTTAAATGGCAGTATTATAGATGCTATATTTAGGTGTAATGTTGGAGCATTAGCCGCTCACTGTGAGGACGCTGAGGCGTTTGAGGGGGCTGCAAAAAGATATAACGTGGATATAACTGAATTAATAGAAAAATGTAAAACTCTTACCGGGGCTCAGGTAGATGCATTATATACTTTTGTAGAGGAGTTTTGGAATGATGAGAACAGGGATTTGGAGAAATATTCAAAAGAATTATCCTGATGTTTGAAAATTCAAATAAATTAAATACTTTTAATTTGTAGAGATCGGTAGAAACCAATTTTTTTTATCATGTATAATAAACAATTATATTTTTTAATTGCATTATTTGATTTACTAGAAATTTATTATGATCCCGCAGAATTTTGCGAATTTGAATGGCATAAATAATTATTTAAGAACCTCAAAATTGGGGTTCTTTTTGTTTATTATTTATGAAAAATAGGGGAGTAAGTGTTACTCCCCAAAAAAGTCATAAAACACTTCCTAGTTTTACTGGAGCATGAAATATTAATACCTCTGAATTAAATGTAGCACCTTTGATTTCGTCGTTATTAAACCATTGACACGAAATTTCATCGCTATCAATTGCGTAAATAGTCATTAAAGGTCCACCAGATCTTAATTTTACTGTATCACCAACTTTAAATTCAGCCATTTTTTACACCTCCTTTTAATTATTTAAAGAATTCATGATTCGCTAATATCTGAGCATTCTGTTCTTTAGACACTTTGATATATTTCATAAAATCTTTTTCAGTTCTGTGGCCGGTAATAGCCATAATCGCTATAGATGGAATTCCGGCTAAGTACATATTAGTTGCTCCAGATCTTCGGGCAGTATGAGTGCTTATTAATGAGTATTTAGGTAAGAATTCAGTAACCTTTTTGCCGGATCTTGTAATTGTTTTTGGTATCATGCTATCTATTCCGGCTAGTTTACCAATTTCCTTAATATACCTGTTTAAAACAACATCAGTAATTGTTGGGACTTTATAATTGTATCTCTCAAATATTTCCTTTATAATTGGGTGTAATGGAACAACTATTTTAGTACCTGTTTTTTGAGTCGTTTTATAAATTAATCCTTCAATAATATTGTCTTTTGTAAGCTTGCTAAAGTCGGAAAATCGCATTGCAGTATAGCATCCAATAAGAAATATATCACGTGCCTTTAATAGTCTGCCATTTAATGTCAGATTTTTGATTGCATCAAGTTCTGATGTAGTTAAATAAATTGAATCGGAGGTTTCGGAGCTTTTTTTAATATTATTAATTGAATCATCAATAGTGTATTTTTGTTTTTTTGCTTGATGTAGGACCGCTTTAATGTTTTTGATCTGTAAGCCACAATAGTTAAGTGTCGGTAATTGACCTTTATATTTACCTCTTGTTATGACTTTCTTGGAAAATTTTGAACTAAATAATTCAATATATGTATAATCAATGTTTTCGATTTTTACTTTGTTATCCATTAATTCCTTTATTGCCCGAAGAGTAGTGATATAGGAATTAATGTTTGTTCTATTTGAATTATCTTGAATATAATGAGTAAAATAGTTGATAAAGTTATTATCATCATGCGAAGTCTTATTTAACTTTTTATCAAGTTCATTTTTTAACTGCTGAGGTGTTGGTACAAAATCCGTAAATGAATCAAATACATCTTTAAATGCTCTGTCAAATTGATCCAGTTTTCTATTTATTGATTTTGCTCTTTGAAACTCTCTAATTTCTCTTACTCTTTGAATATCTTTATTCCAATATTTTGTTTGAATAGTTTCTGAAACAGAATATTTGAATGGTTTTTTTGCACCATAAAAAGCAAACATATAAATTAGTGAAAATTCCTTATTGGATTCTTTAAGAAGAAAGCTTATTGATAACAT